AAAGCATTGTCCCGTTGATATACAAACAAGCTGAAAGCGCAACAGGCGGCAACGCGTCGGCTGTGAAATCTGGTGTGTAAGATGCTCCACCATCTGCCCTCTCGAGAGAAAGCCCTCCTAGTGATGCGTTGAATGATGGGATTTGCCCAGCGCTCCAGTTTTCCAAACTCATTGATTGAACTCTTAACCCGGCCGCTTTTTGGAGGACGGTATTTCCGACTGAATGCTCCATAGACAATGAAACAGAGCTTGAAGTGTCTGAGTAATAAGTCGTGAAAGCTTCAACCTCTACCTCATCACTCGGGGCACCGTTAGATAGCGCAAAAGCAAGGGTGACTGTTGTTGATGTCACAGATGCAACTGGTCTCAATTCAAATGCCCCCGCCTCTCTAACTAGAACAATATCGCCCTTAAGAATTCCATGTGATGTGAAGTTCAAAACGGTTGATGTATTTGAAGTTGTGGTCGTTTCAAGTGTGTTTGTTCTTTTTCCACCAAGCCCAGATCTTAGAATTAGATCAAGTCTTTGCGGGGCAGCTCCAGCGGTTGCCTCGGCAGATGCTCCAAATTCGACCGCAAGCTCCGCTGTAACCTCAGCAATCCCAACACGGCTGGCTTCTTGTTCAGTTGACGAGCCAAGTGTATTCCTGGAAAGTTCCTCGCGCGTCTTGTTGAGAGATGTTCCCTCTGATAGCACCTCAATATAGTCAGTTGACGCAGTCGGGGCAACATACGTCCCAGAGGTTGATTCAACCTTCAATGCTACTGCGCTCTCATTATTTACGATACCGATGGCCATAATACTCTCCTATATTGTTTTCCTGTGCTTTACAGTAAAATTCATTCTTATACTAATTACATTATCAGCAATCTTTTCTGGTTCGTCGAGTGATAGCTCACTGACCAAATAAACCACTGCTGGAATACCTAGCTTAGATTGGAACAAATCCCTATAAAGGGTTTCCATGTCATCGTAAATTGCCTTTAATGCTGTCCTTTCTGCATTGTCATCATTGCGACCACCAAAGTCTTTGGTAAGAATCACAAAAAACTCTTGATCCATAGTGATAGTTCTGAAGGTGCCCTCTACCGATGAGCTTGCACCTGCCCCTATTCCATAAGCATCATCAGATGCCCTTTTATTGTTTTTTTCTAAATCATACGAGTATTTTAGTCGCTTATAAGATGGAAGGACTGCATTAACCCTAGATTCAATGGCATTAAGAATGTCAGTTTGTGCGCTCATATCCTAACTATCCTGGAATCTCTTCTGTTGGTTCTTTCATTAGGATCTCTGATTCCGTCATCATCAAGATCAATATCTATAAAGCCATTCTTTTGGGCCATAGAATAAAGCCCATGATAATCAATGCTTTTCTGTCTCCAGATGTCGCCTTCATCATCCTGCACATTAGAAAAGATTTTTGATAGTGCTAAATAAGTTGCTGCAAGCTTAATCTGCCCCATGTCCAATAAGTCAAAGGCAGTTAAGTCCTCAAAGTTCCCAGAGCTGTTTCTTTTCTTGTCTCCACTGTTTCTAAGAACCTGGATGATGTGATCTCTGCAAGCAACATGAGTCAGAATAAAAGAGCTTTCCCCACTTGGTAGAAAATCACTGATCTCAAAATACTCTCTTTTAAGATCCTGATCATCAGCAAAAACAATGTTAAGCCCATTGATAACAGTAGATGAATGAGTCACTGATGGTCTGAACCTGTACCAAAATTGCTCTGTACCATTAACTGTTGTCTTAGCTTCATCATCTTGACCCCTGTCCCATGACATAAAGCCGGATCTGGTAAAAGACTTGGAATCATCAAAGAAACCTACCAAACTTGTCCAAATTGTTCCATTGTAGAACTCCCCTGTAAATGATCCTGCATTTGTGTTTGCAGTTTCAAGCTCTACAAAGAAATTATTGATAGGCTTATAATATCCGATATAGAGATAATCTTCAGATTGATCAAGATCAGTTGTGAAGGTATCCCTATCAAATGCTAAGGCTTCGTTTGAGTAATCAGAAAAAGAGGCGTTGTTATCGTGCAAAACCGTCAATTTATTTTTAGTTCTGAGCATCTAGCCCCCTTGTTTTTTTAAAAACATTAAATAAAAGTTCCAAAAACCGAACCGCTAAAATAGTTTACGTTGTTTAAGTTGTCTCTAATAATAACCTTTACATAATCAGGAGTCGTATAAGTGTTTTGATTCCTGATGATAAAAGGTGCTGGAGATACAAAGGCAACACTAAAAACATCTTCATTACTAAAAACGTCGATAGCAAAATCACTCGGAGAAATTGCAAACTTATTTCTAAAATCATCTGTAATGATTAAAGGGGATGATTGATAGACAACATCCTCTGACTTAATCTCAATTAATACACCATTGGTTAATGGCTGATTGATTGCTAAAAACTGACCAAACTTAATCCCTGCATCTCTTCCGTATAGTGAGATTGAATTAATCCCTCTGTCATCATTAGAAAGAGGTATAGTGAACTCTACGGGAGTAGCCGAGCCGTTTACGTTAAAGTCAGTAGAACCTGCGTTTTCAAACTCTTCAATAAAGAGTCCAGCTACCGACCGGGGGGACGTTTCAGCGTCTACCAGTAGCCGCTTCGTACCATCTGCTTTAAGCTCTACGTCAACCTCGTAGGCTTCATCTCCACCCACGAGCCTCACTGTTCCTGACCTTTCTTTTTGAGTCAAGTCAGCCATTAGCTAACCTCTACCAAGCTAATTTGACTATATAAATCTTGAGGTTGATTATCCAAATTGGTTTTAGCAATTCTGACAATAATCCCTGCTCCAATATTAGCCCTAAGCCTAAACTCTACATTTGGCTTTGCTGTAGAATTGAACTTTACCATTTTAGTATCAAAAGTCCCTGCACCAACGCCTGTCTCTACCTGTAACTCAAAACGAGCATATCCCGAGGCCGATGCGTCTGCTGTTAAATGCTTGCCTGTCTTACCAGAAGTAATTGTATAGTCATGATTAGAGCTTGCATCTTTTGCAACAGCCGAAGCTTGGTCAAAATCATCAACTTCTACTGCGGGATTGTCTGCAATATAGACTGGAAGAGGATTGGTGTCCGTGAAATTGTTACCGCTAGAATCAGAGATTGCAACATCAAGAGCTACCTTGTCACTGTCTCCAGCTACTGCGGTAGGTCTCTTATTCATGGTACTTTCAGCAGGAGAAGCATCTCTATCTGATACAATCATACCTTGAGAAGATGGGCGTTTATTTGTAGAAGCATCATAGTCACCATTGGATTGAACGTGACCCTCTTGTGACAAAAGAACTTCTCTGTCTGTCCCGTCGCTGTCGCTTCCGTGGTTTCTTGTGTGGAGTTTTGTTTCAGATACCTCAACAGTTTTACCGACCCCTGACGGGTCTGAGCCATCTTGAATTTTCGTTAACAATCTTTCGTCAGAATCATCCTTAGACCTGACTGGTAATTGACTGTTGTAATCTGCCATCATTTGCCCCCGTGCAATTTAGACTTTAATTTTTCAATGTTTTGTTTTTGTTTACCAATATGGTCTTCAAGTCGCTCAATTTCTTTGTGAGCAAGCTTTATTTTTAACTCTAGCTCTTTGATGTTTGTCTCGGCTTTTGAGATATTTACTTCTATTTCAAATTTTTCAATATCATCCATTTAAAGAGCCTATTAATTTAGCGTTAAAGTCACCAACTTCTGAACTAGCGTGAGTTACCTTGACCTCTATTGTAGACCCCGCACTAACCTCTAGTCCACCGAAAGGGAGTTTTACATTAAAGTCTGTCCACCATGTTCTCGCTTTATCTTTTTTAACCGTGTCTATAAATACTTCAAAATAAGCGATATTGTCGCCGCTGCAAAAAACTTCTTTTAAAAAGAAAGTGTCACCAACTCCTACTGTGTGGGTTGCTATGGTTGTGGTCCCAGATGCAACACTGCTGGCTTCAAAGAAATAATTTTGATTAGTCCCGACTGTTCCGTCTGTAATCCTGACGGCAATCGATTCTCCATCTTCTTGGCAAATCTTTGTCCTTACTGCAATTTCACCGGCACACTCTACAAACTTGCCAAATTCTCGGTCTTTAATTGATTGCTCGGTGATACTCATTTGTTACCCCCGAGGACTCTTTTAATCTGGTATTCCATTACATGTTTTTCAACATCAGCATAATACCAACACACCCAGCGTTTTCCGTCTTTTTGAAAATCAAAATACTTAAACCACATTCCGTGCTTTAGATTGTTTTCAAGGCATTTGAAAGATAGTTCTGATCTGGTTTTTGCCTCAATGGCAACAGGAACTAATGTGGATTTTTCCATTCAATAAAACCAAAAAAGGGGGGTCAATGCCCCCCTAGTTGAATTAAGCTGCTGTACCGATCATCACGGATCTAACACCTGAATCAAGTGTTTGAGTTCCGTAGAGACAATCGAGTGAGTATCTACGACCAAGGTTAGCAAGGTCAAGATCACTCTGGAATCTTGGAGCAAATTGTTGAGCAAATCCAGCTGCCGTTGGATGCCACATAATTGACTTAAGATCCTCAAAGTCATTGTGAACAATCACACGTACGCCGAAAACTCTCCCGATCTCGCCTGAAACCAAAGGCTGTCCACCTCCATAATAATCCGCTCTGATGAAGTTAGTAAGCTTCAGCATTGCTTCTTCTTGAGAAGGTGATACGCCTAGAAAACATTCCATTGGATCAATGTATTGCTGTTGAAGAAGTTTTCTAGCATTAAGGATGTCAGCCTCTTGGATTGTATCTGTTGGGTTGTTTGCATATCCAACTCTATGATCTGGAGCCGATGCAGATGCTGCTTCAAGCCTGTTGATAAGGGCCTGATCAATATCTCTGGCCATATCCTTGCCAGCCTTCATCAATGCATCTTCAAGAATTCGTACTGCACTCTGCTCAGATGCGATGTCCTCGATCAACCACTGAATGACACGGTGTTGGTCTAATGCGATAGCGTCAGTGCTATAGGTAATAGACTGTGCATCGACTGAAACATTTTCGGATTTTGAATTAACTACAAATCCGCCCGATTTTGGAATCTCTACCTGTTTTGAACCAGGTACTACCAAGTCAGAAAAGTTGCTTACAAGTGGGAGCATTTTAGATTCTTGTTGTAGATACTCTTGTACTCTTGAGCTAATAACATCAATAGCAGTGCTATTTGTCTCTGTTACACCCATTAAAACGTCAGCCATTTTTTATCTCCTAGTTTTTAAAATTGATTTAATACTTTCTTTCAGCAGTGCGTCTTTTTCGTGACCGCTCATCTCTGCCATTGTTTTTTGTCTTGGAGGCTTCCCACTTGGATTTGAATTAACCATGCCCACTGGCTTGTCTTGCTTGAACAAATAAGGCTCATCATTTCTAAGAGCTTCAATAGCTTCTTTGACGCCCATAAAACTGGTCTGATCATCTGAAACCTGAACTGCATCAGAGTCAAGAACTGCACCGATAACCCTTTCTACCTTGTGAGCATCCTGGGCATACTTTGCCACTTCAAAATTAAGTGACTGTCTTAGTGCGTTTTCTCTAAGTGATTTCATCTGCTCACCTAGATCAAACTTTTCCTGCTTCTCTCTCTCAAGAAGTTCTTTCCAATTCTCAGACTTCTCAAGTTCCTGCTTCTGTTGACTGTCTACTGAGTCTCTTAAATCCCTGTACTTTCCAGCCCAGTTCTTTGATTCACTCAATAGCCTCTCATTCTGAGATGCCAGCTTTGTTACTTGTTCCTGCAATGCTTCTAAATCAACTGCTTGTCCTTCGACATTTGATTCTTCTGCAACGACTTGGTTTTGTCCTTCGACTTCATCCATGTTTTCTCTCCTTGAAACCTTCGTTTCTAATATTATTTAAAATTAATAGACACAGAATGTCTATTTTTGCTTTTTAACTGCCTTCTTAACTGCCAATCTTAAGATGCTATTGATTACTTTTGTTAATTTCACATTAAATCTTTCACCCTTCTTAGATGGAAGCATTTTTCTTTCTGGCACGCGGCCTTGTCCATAGTTGTGATACGGAGCTTTCTTGTCAAGAAACTCTATGAGCAGTTGTCCAATCTTGTTCTGTTTAACTCTAATTGATTCAAGCATCTTGCCTGATTTCAATAGATCAACTGGTTTCTTTCTGCCTTTCTGCTTAGAGTAAGAATCAGAATATTGCTCAAATGTTCCTGCACTCCTTACAGGCGACTTGCCTCCCAGAATTACTTTTACAATCTCATCAGCTATAGTTTTCTTAAGATCCACTGAGAAATTCTTCTTAATGTCTTTGGGCATCTCTTTAAGAAATAGTTTCTTTTTAACTTTCAACGGCATCGTTAATTATATCCTGCACAATGTCTTTAATGTCTTTGTGAAAGCCTACACCCCTGCCTGTAGTGACTTCATCATCAGGCAAAAACTGTCTCTTGGGCACAGTATCTCCAGTTAGATGATTGTAAGATTTGGCTATCTGTGACTCTGCTGTAATCTTAAACCTGATTCTGTCTGCTAGAAAATCCGCCCTAATGCTTTTAATCATCTTATCTTTGAGATGTAGATCAGGCTTATCGTTACCAACCATTTTCTTTTTTAGCTTAGCATAGCTGTCTGATAACTTTTTGAACTTGCCGCCAGTTACAGGTGATCTCTGCTCCCTGGTGTAAGAGTCGATTTGAAGTTTAACCATATCAAAAATGTCTTTTTTTAGTTCAGCCTTCTTGTCCTTGGGCACCTT